ATCAGTTGGCTCTAACTCAACTTCAGGTTCTTCAACCTCAACAGTTGGGGTCAGTGTGTTAAGCCCTAGTAAAACCTCAAGCATTGTTTTGCCTTCTTCAAGGCTATCGTAAGATTCTGAAACTTTTTCAAGAATTGAATTGATAACCAAAGTTGATTCGCCATCTAGTGCGCGACCTTCTTTGAGTGCGGCCATTGCGTGATTGAGTGCTTCACGGGCTTCAACTGTTGTTGTTGGGTAGGCAGGATAAGTAACCACTGAAACATCTCCATCTGCTAATGAAACTTCAGTTAGCGTACGAGTTGAACGATCTTCGCTCCACTTTTGACGAATGACACGGAAAGCAAAACTCATTTGGTCAACATCTCCGCGCTCAACTAACTTGTAAAGGTCGCGCCCTTCGGTTGTGTCTGCAATTTCTGCATCCATAAACAAACCGCGCTCATCTTCAGAAAGTGTAAGTGTGCCGTTCTTTGTGCGAGCTAGTGGCAAACCTTCGTGATTGATAAGCAAACGCACATCAGGTGTTTCGCTTAAAGTCTTGCGGAAAGCGCCAGGGGCGATTGTTTCTTTGAATGGTAGTGGAACGCTTGCATCGTTAAACACTGCAGCATATCCACGCAAACGCATTGTGCCATCTTCGGCTTGGCGTGCTTCAACATCTTGAACCGTAAATGTACGGCGTTCAATTTCTTTCACTTTGCTCCTTGAGTTAACTTCCCCGCCTGGTTCCATATCTTCCGAAATTGAAACTGCAACCATCTGATCTATTGCTTCTTGCTTTGTATCGTGGCAAGCCATTGTTGTATAAGAACCATCTGATTCTTGCTTAACAGTTGCCCATCCTGAGCAATCGGCTTGTTTGTCTGAAATGAAATATGGCATTTATTCAACCTCATAAACTGCTGCTGGGTCGGCTGGATCAATTGTTGATACTTGCTGCAATTGGCTAGATGGAACGCCAGTATGCTTCATATCAGGTAAGCCAACGGCTTGTGTTACTGCTGCTGGGTCAAATCCAACTTGAATCAATGCAGCAGCAATTTCAGTGCGTAGCTTCAAGCCAACATCCTTAGCATCTGAAGCATCAATGTTTTGTAGTGGAACGCGGTATTGGTCACCGTCTGCAATTGGTGCCATATCTTCGTAAGCGTGAACATCGTTGAGTGAAAGGAAACCTTCACGCAATCCCTTTGTGTACGCATCGTAACGCTCATTGGTTGTGCCACGAAGTAGCGCATCCAAGTTAAAGCGGATGAAACCATCTGATTCAGGTAGCAATGATGAAAGTGATTGTTCAATTCGCTCCAAGATTGGGCGCAATGAATACTGAACAAATGAAAGGTTTTGCGCTTCAACTGATGCAAATGACATAGCACCCGCAACTGGGTGGCCAAGTAGCGCCAATGGAACGCGGTAAATGCGGGCAATTTCCTCAACTGAGAAACGGCGGGTGTCTAGCAACTGAGCATCTTGGGCGTTAATTGTTAGTGGCTTAAATGAAGCACCACCTGAAAGAATACCGATCTTGCCAGCGCGGTATGGGCCAGTGTGATTGAGGTTCCAATCTCGGCCAATGTCTGCTGCCTGTTCTTCGGTTAGCTCACCAGGCGTTTCAATGACACCGCCTGGGTTGGCAGCATTGCCAAAGTAAGAGGCGGCATAAACATCGGCTGCCATTGCTGAACCAAGCGTTGTACGGCAGGCAGCAATTGGTGATAGTCCATAAAACTCACCAGGCAAACGGAAATCAGGAATGTGCAAAAGTTCTCTAGGGGTTAGGCGTTGTTCATAAATGCCCTGTGAATCGCTAATCTTTACATAATAAACAAGCGGTTCGCCTGGCGCTAGGCGCTCAATGCGGATGTTACGAGGATTCAAAACATAAAGTTCTTTGACATCGCCCATATCATCGCGCACTGTCAGAATGTAAGCATTGCCATCTAGTTTGAATGAGGTAACAATCTGCTCATAAAACTCAAGGCGGGTTGTTTCAGGGTTAGGGCGTGCGACCCATTCAGGCTGATCGCCATACACTGTTGAGTATGAAAGGCGATTGCGACCACGGCGCACATAAGCACCAACTGGCAATGAGCTGACTGTATCTGCCAATAGGCGCACACAAGAATAAACAGTTGACATACGAATTGCAGATTCAGAATCAACTACGACACCAGCATTTGTTGCAAATGCTGGGCGGCCAGGGATGATTGGTTCAATGTATTGATTATTCATTGAACGCTTCGTGCCTGAACCTGCCAAACGCTTTGATAAACTCATTAGTTAGCCTTTTCTGTAATCCACACTAGAAACACACCTGAAACAATTAACGCAAGTGGCACTGAAATCATTGCAAGGCCAGTTGCTGCAAGGGTTGCACCGACAATTTCAACGATTAGTGAAAAATCAATCTTCTTCATCTTGCTCCCTATACCTGAATTGAAAAGAATCTAGCAACTGGTGCTGGCGGTTCAGCGGGTTGTGTTGCTCTGTCATAACCAAAGATTGATGCAACCGCTGCATCCACCTTACGCCTGCTACTTGCTTTGGCAACCATAACACCACGGCTTGATTGTTTTGTTACGCAGTTGGCAATATGTCGAGCAAGTCTTTCATCTCCATCGTGGGTAAATGATTCATTAACCACGGCTTCGTAAAACTTTTGTGTTGCTGGCACCATATTCTGCGCACTGTTTGGATAAGAAACTACAGGCAAACCTTCTTCATCCAAAACCATAAATGTGCGCTGCCATCGTGCAGGGTCAAAAACAATTTCTTTTACATTAAAGCGATCATCGCGGTATGTGTCCACAATTGTTTGCTCAACTTCAGCAACTGGGATGTGCCAGCCTTGTTCAGCATCATCAGGGCGTTCCCACAAGCCAACAACCATTAGGTGTGGCTTTTCTCCGCCAAGTAGCCAAGCCACAAGTGCGGTTGAGTCGTTTGAAAATGCACCATCGAAGGCAAGGATTACATCTTCGCTAGGTTCAGGAAATCTATCTTTATCAACAAGTGCTTCCCAAGCGCCAGTTGGCAACCAAGCAACTGAAGTATTTACAAAACAGTTAAGGCGCTTGGTGCGAAATTCAGCTTCAGGTGTGTTTCTAGTGTGGATTACAGAAAAGGCTAACTAATGAATTTATCAAAGCGTTTGGCGGATGCTAATACAAAGCGTTCAGCAAACAATCAATACATAGAGCCATTGATTCCTGGCCGCCCACAATTCCAATCTCTTGCTGGCGTGGTCGTAGATTCTGAATCTGCAATTCGTATGTCAACAGTTTATTCTTGTGTGCGCCTCTTGGCAGATGCAACATCATCACTGCCAGTTGGTGCTTATGTGCGCCGTGGCCGTAACCGCTTGCCTTACTCAGTTATCTACGGCGAGCAACCAAACTGGATTGTGCGCCCAAACCCTGAAACAACACGCCTTGAGTTTTATGAGCAGATTGTTACTTCACTCAAACTTGAAGGCAACGCCTACATCCTTACAGTCCGTGATGATATGGGCGATGTTCAAGAGCTATATGTAATTGACCCACGCAATGTGCGTATTGAACGCTTAGGGCCAGGCGAGCCATTAGTTTATTTTGTAAAGATTAAAGACTCACAAGGTTTTTATGAGCAGCGCCTGACCGACAAAGAGATTTTGCACATTCCTGATTTCCGCCTACCAGGTCAGCGCTACGGACTCAGCCCAATTGCCGCTTGCCGTACAACACTTGGCGCTGCAATGGCAGCAGATGTTTATGCCGCTTCATACTTTGGCAACGCAGCCAACCCTGGCGGAGTCATTGAAGTACCAGGCGAGTTAACTGAAGAACAGGCTGGCGATATTGGCCGTGATTGGAACCTAACTCACACTGGCCCATACCGCGCAGGCAAGATTGGTATTCTTTCAGGCGGTGCTTCTTTCAAGCCGCTACAGATCAACGCACAAGATGCGCAGTTATTAGACACTCGCCGTTTCTCAGTTGAAGAAATTGCTCGTATTTTCCGCGTTCCACTATCGCTACTTGGCCATCCAGTAGCGGGTGCAATGTCATTTGCATCAGTTGAAGCGCAAAACCTTTCATTTGTTCAGCACTCATTGCGCCCAATCTTGGAGCGAATTGAGCAATCACTTTCAACATTGCTACCTGAACCTGATGGTTTCATTCGCTTTAACCTTGATGCACTGCTACGCGGTACAACTCTTGAGCGCTACGAAGCCTACACAAAGGGTTTGCGTGAAGGTTTCCTATCACTCAACGATGTTCACGCATACGAAGATATGGCACCAATTGCAGACGGAGACCAATACCGTGTGCCATTGCAAAACATTGATGCTTCAGATGCTAAGGATGTTGGCCTAAAGCTACGCACCGAGATTGCTGCATCATTGATTCAGGTTGGCTTTGACCCAGCGGCAGTTACAAAGGCAGTTGGCTTGCCTGATATGAAGCACACTGGTTTGCCATCTACCCAATTGCAGCAGATTTCAACAATTGATCCTGCAGACCCAACATCCGTTTATGAGGTTGAGTAATGCCATATTTTATTTCAGACAAACAGGCCGATTGCTCAGGATGGGCAACAGTTAAGCAAGAATCAGATGGTTCTTACACAACGATGGCTTGCCACGGTACAAAGCAAGAAGCAATAGATCAGATGGTTGCAATTTCAATTTCCGAAGATATGGAACCAGGCGGGGAAGTTAACTCAAGGAGCAAAGTGAAAGAAATCGAACGCCGTACATTTACGGTACAAGATGTTGAAGCACGCCAGGCAGAGGATGGAACAATGCGTTTGCGTGGTTACGCAGCGGTGTTCAATGATGCCAGCGTTCCACTACCATTCAAGGAAACTATCGCCCCTGGCGCTTTCCGTAAGACACTTAGCGAAACACCTGATGTGCGTTTGCTTATCAACCACGAAGGTTTGCCACTAGCTCGCACAAAGAATGGCACATTAACTTTAATGGAAGATGATCGTGGCTTGTTTATGGATGCAATCATCGCAGACACAACCGAAGGCCGTGACCTTTACAAGTTAGTTGAGCGCGGAGATGTTGACCAAATGAGTTTTGCGTTCCGCGTTATCCGCCAAAAGTGGAGCGAAGATCGCTCAACACGCACACTTACAGAGGTTTCATTAGCAGATGGTGATGTTTCTGTTGTTACCTATCCTGCATACCCAACAACTTCAGTTGAAGCAAGAGAGGCAATCAAAAACGCAATGGAAGCAATCAAAGAAGGCCGCGCCTTAGATGGTGAATCAACTCTTGTTATCAATTCAATTCTTGAAAAGGTTTCAGAATCTTACGATAGCCTTGAAGAAGGCAAGACAATGCTTGAAGTTTTGCTTGGCCTAAACACACTTACCCCAACTGTTGAAGTTGAGGAACCTGAAGTTGAGTTAGAGCCAACAGATATGCCAGCGCGTTCAATTTCACTGCGTTTGGCGCAAGCAATTATCAATAACACAAAATAAGTTTCTGCTGCACAAGTAGCAGATCGAAGTCGGAGCGAATCCCACACCCTAAAAGCGCCGTGAGAAGCATCGCCACCACCTCAAACAATTACAAACTCATTGGAGAAATAATGTCAAAGTCATATCTTGATGTTGCTCTTGAGCGCCGTGATGCAGTTAAGGCAGAAATGGATGCAGTTCTTGAGGCAGTAGCCGCAGAATCTCGCACCGACCTTACTGCAGAGGAAACCGATAAGGTTGATGCTCTCGTAGAAGAAGCACGCGCACTAGATGCAAAGATTGAAAAGTTCACAACACAGGCAGCAGCAGATGCAAAGGTTGCAGAAATGCGCTCATCAGTTGCAGCAGTAATCACACCAAAGGTAGGCGGCGCGACAGTTACTCGCGAAGCTCGCACATACAACCCTGATGCTGGCGTTTCATTCGTTAAGGATGTATTCAACGCACAGGTTCGTGGTGACTACAACGCACAAGAGCGTTTAGCACGCCACACAAAGGAAGAATCAATCGAGCGCCGTGATGTTGATACATCAAACTTCGCTGGATTAGTTGTTCCACAATACTTGGTTGACCTAGCAGCACCTTATGCTCGCGCAGGCCGCCCAACTGCAGACTTTGCAACTGCAAAGCACACACTTCCAGTAGCAGGTATGTCACTAGAAATTAGCCGCATGACCACTGGTACATCAACTGCAGTTCAGGAAACACAGAACACTGCAGTATCAAAGACTGATGCTGATGACACACTACTTTCTGTTCCAGTACGCACAATCGCTGGACAACAGGACCTATCACGCCAGGCAATCGAGCGCGGAACAGGCATTGACACATTCGTTGTTGCTGACCTAATCCGTTCATGGCACACAACAGTTGATGCTCAGGTTCTAAACGGAACAGGCTCAAACGGCCAGTTCAAGGGAATCCGCGCTTCAGGTGGAAACGCAATCACATTCACTGCAACAACACCAACAGTTGCATTGCTATATCCAAAGTTGGCTGATGCGATTCAGCAGATTCAGTCAAATGTCTTCGAGACACCAACACACTGGATTATGCACCCACGCCGCCTAGCTTTCTTGCTCGCAGCAACAGATTCAACAGGCCGCCCATTGGTAGTACCAAATGCAAACGGTCCAATGAACTCTGCAGCAGCAGGCGCAGGCGCAGCAGGATACGGTAACTCAGGTTACTCAATGATGGGCTTGCCAATCATTGCTGATGCAAATGTTGGAACAACATACGGTGCAGCAACAAACCAGGATGAAATCTACTGCGTAGCAGCACCTGAAATGCACCTATGGGAGCAGCCAGGTTCACCATTCGCATTGTCATTTGATGCAACTGGTGCTTCATCTCTCACAATCAAGTCTGTTGTGTACGGCTTCGGCGCGTTCACTGCAGAGCGCTATCCAAAGGCCGCTTCAATCATCAGCGGAACTGGTTTAGTAGCACCTTCTTTCTAATCGAAAGATAAAATTGTAAGAGGCGGGTTAATTTCCCCCGATTAGCCCGCCTCTTACTTCTTAAATGATTCGGGGGAATCTATGAAGTCAGCACACAAAGTTTCAATCGGTAGTTGCGACCCTGGCAATGTCAACGGTGGGTTTGCATTTAGTTTGATTCAGTTGGCGCAATCACGATCATCACGACTTGGCCCATTCATTCGCATCAAGGGTTCAGGCTTACTATCAAAGCAACGCAATCGTTTGGTTAAGCAATTCTTAGAAACCAAATCTGATTGGCTTTTAATGATGGATTCAGATGAACAGTTGCCAGTTGAAGCATTTGATAAGTTAATTGAGGCAGCACACGACACAGAGCGCCCAGTTGTAGCAGGGTTAGTATTCGCCAGCTTTGAAACAGGTTTTCCTTATCCACAACCTGTACCAACAATTTTTCAAGATGCCCCTGAAGGCTTCTTACCACTGAACAATTATGATAAAGATTCACTGTTTCAAGTAGATGCCGCAGGCACTGGATGTTTGCTAATCCACCGCAGCGTTTTGGAAGCAATCAGAGCAGATGCAGACCCACACCAGGGGCAAGATTGGTGTTGGTTTTGGGATGGACCTATCAACGGTGAATGGATTGGCGAAGATTTGCAATTTTGCCGCCGTGTTCGTTCACTTGGTTTTCCAATCTATGTTCACACAGGCGCGATACTGCCTCATTCAAAGAACTATTGGTTAGATGATAGGCAGCACGATATATGGAACGCATAAAAAGAATTTTAAGAATTAAGGTAAAATTAAAGGAAACCGCTACCGCCGTTCCACAATTGGAACGCGCAATGCTTCCCAAAGTAGAAACGAGAATCACGCGTGGCGATCACTAACGGGTATGTAACCCTGAATGAAGTTAAAGATGCACTCAATCTTGAAGATTCGATTGATAACGCAGCTCTTGAGGTGGCGATTGCAACCGCTTCACGCCAAATAGATGATTATTGTGGCCGTTTCTTTTACAAAGATGGCACTGAATTATTGCCGGCAACCCGTTATTACACCCCAACCGATTATTACATTCAACCTGTTGATGATTTTGTAAGCATCAGCGAAATCGCAACCGATGATAACTTTGACCGCACATACGGCACTGTTTGGACCGTAAGCGATTCAATGTTTGAACCTGTCAATAATCCTTCTCGCGGGTGGCCAATGAGCCGCTTGTTAGCAGTTGGCTCTTATGTTTTCCCATTTAACTTGCCTCAATCCATACGGGTTAAGGGCGTTTTTGGATGGTCAGCGGTGCCATACGAAGTAAAGACCGCAGCAAAAATTCAGGCCTCTCGCCTGTTCCTTCGTAACCAGTCACCATTTGGAATTGCTGGAAATACAGATTTAGGAACAGTGCGTTTGGCCGCCAAATTAGATGCCGATGTAGAGGCACTGCTGCGCCCGTTACGCCGTAATAA